GTTAAATGTTCCACCTATCTGGGAGTTTGTTGGCGAAGAAGACGTCCGTATTACGCAGTGGGATGGCAATTATTATTTAATTGGTGTCCGTCGTGATACCACGCCCAATGGCCAGGGTCGCATGGAGTACTCCAAAATTGAGTTAGATAAAGAGAAGTGGACAGCCACTGAGGTGCAGCGAGTTCGTATCCCACCTCCTATAGATGTTAACTCCTACTGTGAAAAGAATTGGATGCCAATTCTTGATAAGCCTTATCACTTTGTTAAATGGGCTATGCCTACTGAAATTGTTGTGGCTGATCCTGATACTCCTGATTGTAAGCAGGTACAAGTAAAAGAAACTCCGCCGATTTTTCCTGATCAACGTGGTGGTACAAACGTAATTGCTTGGGGCGATTATTACATTGCATTTACTCATGAGGTTAAACTGTGGAAAAATTACTTGAATCAAAAAGACTCTGTGTATAGACATCGAATGATTGTCTGGGATAAAGAGTTTAACTTTGTTGGAGTTACAAATCCATTTGCATTTTTAGATACTCCTATCGAGTTCTGCGTTGGCGCTGCAGTTATAAAGAAGAATTTAGTATTAACTTTTGGCGTTCAAGATAACTGCGCCTTTGTTCTTGAGGTTCCTAAGAAGGTTGTTAATGGAATGATTACGGAGGCTATGTCTTATGGACGTTAAAGAGTTTGCCTTACAACTGGCTGAAAAACCTAATGATCCTCAGATTAACTTTGATCTAGCATCTGCTTATGAAGAGCAGTTACAGTATGCATCTGCAGCAGGGTTTTACTTACGAGCCGCTGAACACGGGTATAAAACCCACCCATTAATTGCCTACACATCTCTGTTAAAGATGGCCCTATGTTGGGGTGCTCAAGGAGATAGAAACCGCACCGTGTACAACAACATCATGCAGGCTATCGCTTATTTACCAAATAGACCAGAGGCGTATTTTTTAATGTCTAGAATTAAAGAACGTAATAGAGATTATCAAGAGTGCTACACCTATGCAGAGTTAGGTTTACTATTTGCTACTAATGCTCATAACCAACCTCTTCCAGGGTACGTTGAGTACAACGGAACATACTGCTTATTATTTGAGAAGGCTGTTGCAGGTTGGTGGATTGGGCGCAAAGATGAAAGTCAAAGTTTATTCCAGCACCTACTAGATGACCATAAGATGACACAAGAGTATGTCAGTGGATGTCTTAATAATCTGAAATTGTTTATCTGATGTTTCCTAATTGGTTTAAGGATGTAGAGAAGTACTTCAGACATGTACCAAGTGTTCCACTTCGTGCACTGCAGATCGGCACCTACACAGGGGACGCTACGGATTGGCTAGTTAATAACCGAGAGATTGAATACCTACATGATGTTGATACTTGGGAAGGTAGCAAAGAGACTGCCCATGAATCTCTGGATTTTTCTTCAGTAGAGGCTTACTACGACTCAAGATTTAAAGATAACAATAAGATATTAAAGTACAAGATGAGTAGTGATGAGTTCTTTTTAAAGAGTACGGATACATATAACTTCATATACATCGACGGTGATCACACCGCACTACAGACCGCTATCGATGGCTTAAATGGCTTCAGGCACCTGGAACCAGGTGGGGTGATGGCATTTGATGACTACCTGTGGAACTACGGCGGTAAGGAGTACCTAGAGCCTAAGAGGGGTGTTGATTGCGTCCTTAACGTCTGTAAGGGTGAGTACAACATCATTGAATCTGGATACCAAGTATGGATTGAGAAGTGCTAGATAACGCCTGCTTTGAGGTCTTTCATACTGATACTGGAAATGAACTAAGAAACAAATCTTATGAGGGCATTTTAAATTCTATGTCCTTCTTGCCACGCCTTGGCTCTGAGACTATGTATCTAAATACAGCAGAGAAGGCTGAAGCATTTATTAATCAAACCCCAGAGTTTAAAGTAAATACGGTTACTGACTTCTGTAAGCCAGGAGAGACCTTCCCACCATCATCTGGAGTTATAGGAGTTTGGGCAAGTACTTACTTGGCTTATAAAAAGTTTTTAGAGTCTGATAAAAAGTTATTAATACTGTTTGAAGATGACATAGTCATAAGTAAAAACTTTAAAGGTATTGCAGAGTTATACATGAGCGAACTAATGCCTATCTGGGATTTCTTTTCTTTTTTTGTTCCTGATGATTCACTCTTTGCATATAATGAATCTGAACATGATTTAAGTGAAGAGCACATCTGCAAGTCTTATCAACAATGGTCTTGTGCAGGATATGCGGTAAGTAGACGTGGGGCAGAAAAAGCAATTGCAGATATTAGATTACAAGGAATTAACTGCCCTATAGATTGGTATATATTTAACTTTAGAATGAAGCAAGAAAAAAATCAAATGCGATTTAATACCTTTACAATAAAACCACAAATATATAAACCTATAAAGTTTTTATTAGAAGCGGCTCAACACAGCCAAATTCACAACGGCAGTACAGAACTACTTTAGTTACATTCCACCATACAACAACACTGTGGTTGTTGGATCTGCAGCAACTTGTCCAGTAGTTCCTTGTGTACCTTGAGTTCCGTTAGTTCCACCAATACCTTGCGTACCTACAGTTCCTTGAGAACCAGTTGTGCCTTGGCTACCTACCGTACCTTGGCTACCTACCGTACCTTGGCTACCTACCGTACCTTGGCTACCTACCGTACCTTGGCTACCTACCGTACCTTGGGCTCCATTAGATCCTACAAATCCAGCAGTTCCTTGCGTTCCAGTAGTTCCTTGGGCTCCAAGGGTACCTTGAGTACCTTGAGTACCTTGTGCACCTGTATCACCCTTGTCACCAGTACGAGCAAAGGTAATTAAAATATCATCAGAGTTAAGTAATGTTCCATTTCCAGATACATAAGAACAACCAACTGTAAACCAACCAGTATTATCTGTAAGAGATGAAATTGTATAAAGTTTAAATACACTTGTATCTAATTTCTTTGATACACGGAAGTGTCCTTTAATAGTTGAAGTAGAGTCATCAATTGTGTTTAAAAATGAGGACAAGTCTGTTACAGAGTCATCGCTTGCATCAATATACATAGCAGTTGCCGTTGTAGGAGATGCGTTAAATCTTAAATTTCCAGTTCCTGGATCAGCATTAGTAGTACTTGTTAAGAAAGTGTAATCAAAGGTGGCTCCACCAAAACTACCAACAGTGCCTTGGGTACCTAGAGTTCCTTGAGTTCCAGTAGTTCCTTGAGTGCCTTGAGTACCCTGAGCGCCAAGTGTTCCTTGCGTACCGTTTAATCCCTGAGTTCCCTGCGTTCCTTGAGTTCCTTGAGTTCCTTGAGTTCCTTGAGTTCCCTGTGTTCCTTGAGTACCAACACCTACAGTACCTTGAGTACCTTGAATTCCTTGTGAACCAACAGTACCTTGAATGCCTTGAGTTCCCTGTGTTCCTTGAGTACCAACTGTACCTTGAATTCCTTGAGTACCTTGAATTCCTTGAGCACCCTGTGCTCCTGTTGTACCTTGAACTTGAGTTACAGTTGTATTAATTACCTGTGTTCCAGCATCGTAGGTAAATGTAATACCTGTTTTACTGCCGCTATTTAAGGCATTTGCAATACGTGAATTTGTAGCATATTTATTTACAGTACCTTCAGAAAGGTCATCTGTAGTATTTAATGCTGAACCTGAAATAAGTGCGGCAATTGCATCTTCATCAAGAAAGTATGGCAAAGTAGCATAAGCAGTACTACCATCACCAATTTTAAATTTATTATTTGTAGTGTCGTAACAAACTTCACCAGCATATGGTGTTGGATTATTTGCAGTCCATTGACCAGCAGTTCCTCGTCGTATTTGAATGCGTACTGATGACATTAAATTACTCCTCCACCATCATAAGTAAGGGCATAAACATCTGACCCACCTGCTTCATTTCCACCATCAATTGTTGCTGAATAAGAATCACTTCCTCCAGCCTCATCTCCGCCTTCAAGTATATCTGCTGCTGCACTAGTAACAATCTCAAACCATTGCACCCCATCAAATACAAACAGATTCTTTGCATCTGTGTTGTAGTAGATATCACCAGCGTACCTGCCAGTAGGCGCAGTGCCTACGGCAAGTACGTTGATAGGTACTAGGGCTCTTTTACTCACGTATTAAGCCTTTACTACGACCCTGTAAATTTCACCTGATTGTGGAGCAACTGCAAATCCGATAGTTACAGCAGATGTAGTTGATGCAATTACATCAGTGACTACCTCGTTATAAGTAGCGTCTTGAACAGTTACTAACACATCTCGTGTTCCAAGATTGTGTGTAATTGTAAATGTTGTTGCTGAGTATGGAGATACTGGAGTAATAGTCTCTGCATAAGTTCCAAGTTGACCAGAGGTACCTTGGGCTCCCAGAGTTCCTTGAGTTCCTGTTGTACCTTGAGATCCAACTGTTCCTTGTGCACCAGTTGTACCTTGTACACCAGTAGCACCGTCTAAGTTGATTGACCATACAGCGTAGGTTCCTGAACCTCTAACGTCATTGACGTTTACAACAAGGGTGTCAGTTCCTGATGTGTAACTTACTACAGTTGCAGACATGTTGTTGTTTACATCGTAAGCAACTACTACGTCTTGACCTACTGAGTATGAAAGATTTGGATCAGCCAGTACAAAACTTACGTTATTTGCTACTGCAATTGAACGTGAGGTTGTAGAGGTTGTCTTGTAGCGATCAGATTGTCCCTGAACACCTTGAGCACCAAGTGTACCCTGAGTACCTTGAGTACCAACAGTTCCTTGAGTACCTTGTGCACCTACTGTGCCTTGAGATCCAACAGTACCTTGAGCACCTACTGTGCCTTGAGCACCGACAGTTCCCTGAGCACCGACAGTTCCTTGAGCACCAACAGTTCCCTGAGCACCAACAGTTCCCTGAGCACCAACTGTGCCTTGGCTACCAACGGTACCTTGAGTACCATCTGTGCCTTGAGTACCTTGGGCTCCAAGAGTACCTTGAACGCCTTGAGTTCCTTGAGAACCGACTGTACCTTGAGTACCAGTAGTTCCTTGAGTTCCTTGTGCACCAGTTGTACCTTGGGCTCCAAGAGTTCCTTGAGTTCCTTGGCTACCGACTGTTCCTTGTACGCCTTGGGCACCTAAAGTACCTTGAGTACCTTGGGCTCCAACGTCACCAGTACGAGCAAAGGTGATAAGAACGGCATCGGTATTTGATAAAGAACCAGCACCAGATAAGTATGTAATATCTAAATCAAAGAAACCTGTGTCATCAACCATTGAGTTGATTGCATACATTGCAAACACAGCCGCATTAGATTTCTTAGATACTTTTACGTGACCTTTAATTGTTGAAGTAGAGTCATCGATAGTTGCTAAATATGAAGAGATGTTTGTTGCATTTACATCTTCATCATCAATTACAAGATGAGTTGCAGATGCTAAAGATGCATTATTAAATCGTATATTTGTTGAACCTGGGTCTGACATTGCGGTGGTTGTACTGTATGCATATTCAACAGTTACGCCGCCAAAGTTACCTTCTTTACCTTGTATACCCTGAATACCATTAGCACCTTGAGCACCAAGAGTTCCTTGTGTACCCTGTGCACCAAGAGTGCCTTGAGTACCTTGAGAACCTACAGTTCCTTGTACGCCTTGAGATCCAACGGTTCCTTGAGTACCTTGTGTACCAACACTTCCTTGTACACCTTGAGTACCATCAGTACCTTGAGTACCTTGGGCTCCAACAGTTCCTTGAGAACCTACAGAACCCTGTGCACCAAGAGTACCTTGGCTACCAACGGTTCCTTGAGATCCAATTGTTCCCTGTGAACCAACGGTACCTTGAGTACCTTGAGAACCAACAGTACCTTGTGATCCAACGGTACCTTGGGTTCCTTGTGAGCCAACTGTGCCTTGTACTCCTTGAGAACCAGTTGTTCCCTGGGTTCCTTGAGCACCAACATCACCTGTACGAGCAAATGTAAATAAAAGTTCTTCGCCATTGGTAAATGTTCCGTTACCAGATACGTAAGCAACTTCTATATCAAACCAATTTGGTGCTGAGTCTGTAAGACCAGCAATTGTGTAAAGTGCAAAGACAGATGTATCAAATTTCTTAGATACTTTTACGTGACCTTTAATTGTTGATGTTGAATCATCAATAGTCTGTAAGAAATTAGAAATATCGTAGTTACCATCAGAAGGATTATCATCTAATGCAATGTGTGAAACTAAAGTTAAGTTAGCATTGTTTAGACGAGCAAAGTTGTCGCCTGGGTCTGACATAGTTGTGTTATTACTATATGTATACTCAACAGTAATACCACCAAATGAACCTTCAGTACCTTGAGTACCTTGTGTACCGTTAAGACCTTGTGCACCTAATGTGCCCTGTGTTCCTTGAGCGCCAAGAGTACCTTGTGAACCTAGTGTTCCTTGAGTACCTTGCGCTCCTAATGTTCCTTGAGTTCCCTGTGAACCAACTGTACCTTGTGCACCTAAAGTACCTTGGGTACCTTGTGCACCATTAGAACCGTCTAAACCTTGTGCACCAGCAGTTCCTTGAGAACCTACTGTACCTTGTGAGCCAACTGTGCCTTGTGCACCAACTGTACCTTGTGAGCCAACAGTACCTTGACTACCTACTGCACCTTGTGTACCAAGCGTTCCTTGGGCTCCAAGGGTACCTTGAGTACCTTGTGCTCCAGTAGTTCCTTGCGAGCCTTGACTTGCATTAATCCATGCAGTGCCATTCCATGTGCGTAAATATAGTAATACTGTGTCAAAGTAAACTTGACCAACTACGGGAGATGCTGGAGCGGTCGCTAAATTTTGTATTCTAGCATTTTGTAATTCTAATTTGTTTAAATCAATTGGGGTTAAAAACTTACGGGCCATTTACATTATCTCCTTAAGATAAATACGCTTTTCCTGAAAAGGCTTGAGAGAACGAGACCGTAAGTGAGTTCGAATTAGTGTATGTTATTTCACCTTCATATATTGTACCCCCAGAGTCTACAACTGTAACGTTAGGCTTAAAGCCTAAATTATGAGTTATAACCCAAGAAGAACTAACTGCATTTTGGACATGTTCATATGCTAACGCCTGTGGTTCTAAAGCGTTTTGAGCAGTTCCAAAATCTTGAGTTCCAGAAGGAGTTGTAATAAGGATGACATCATTTACTACAATGGGGACCGTAGATCCTGGGCGAATGTACTGACTCATACTTCTGTTACCTCTTCCGTCTTAAAGATCTTTCCTCTAACGTATGTGTGGGTGACTCCGTCTTTTGTTAACTGTACGTCATAATAAGATGTACTAGGTAACATTCGGGTCTGTGTTCCAGTGAGCGCTAATTTTAGAGTACGAAGGCCTGCTCCGTCTGCTGTACCGACATTCGGATATGTGATTGTAAAACTAGTAATTACTCCAGGAATACCTACTCCTAAAATCTCTGACTTTGCAGTATAAGTATCTACTTCAAAATCAAGAACAATAGTAAATTCGTAGGCATCTCCCTCATAGACAAAGAGGTCCTGAGTAACAATAGGTACTGGAGTTTCTACATTGCCATAGGTAGGGGTAGGTAGGTGGACACGGGTAGCGGCTGAACGGTCATCAATTTCTTGTGGTTGAAATATTGGAACATAATGATTTGTAGTTTTAGAAATTCTTCGGAAACTAAAGACATCTATCTTAAACAGACCAATACCAAGTTGAGAACACAACTCTTTGTATTGTTGTTTCCTTGCTTCAATCATTTGCATTAATTGTTGATAACGTTCAGACCTTGGGATAGTAACTCCGTCTGGAGCAAACACGTTTATATCAAATGCAGCATCATTTGCTAACGCATATAGGGCAAGAGTTGAAGCGTAAATAATTACTGGGTACTCTTCAAGCGTTGGTAAATTTTGTAAACTGACACTACGGCCATATGCATCGGTATGGAAAGCGGAGTGTTCAAGGAAGGCTGTACTTATGTAAGTTTGAACTTCAGCAGTTGTAAAGTATCTAAAGTAGTTTCCAGCAACAATTATATCGTCACCATTAGCAGGCACATTATCAAAAACAAGATAGCCAGTTGCCTCTTCAACCTCTACATCCGCAGAAATATCTGAGCCATTCTTATTTACTATTAAATTTGCTCCATCAAGAGGAGAGTAGGGAACTAAAAACCTATTAGTAGTTCCATCTGTAGTAAAGGTGTAGACAAAAGATTTAGGAAAGTCGCCAATTTCAGATCTTAAACGATCTGCAAGGCTTGAAATTGTGGCCACGTAACCTCCGTTAAAATTCTATGCCAATCATCTCGTGTAATTTAACTTTATTCAGCGCAAAATAAAAAAGGTCCAACTCCCAACTGGGAGGAGGGCGGGAACCAGTTGAGAGTCGGACTACTAGCGACGGCTAGTCTTTAGTTTGGCCGCCAAATGTAACCTAGTTGTTCTAGGTAATCAGCGAGTGATTTTGGAACTCTGTACTTAACTCCTGCTTTAAAGGTATAAGTATTTCCAACTCCATAACTCATATCATCAATGTCGGTGATTGTGCGAATGACAACCATGTCACCTGCAGTTGAAACTCCAACATTCTCGATTTCATCCAGTATTAATGGAGCATCTGGTTTTTTAGGATCAAAGACATCTTTTTCTAGACTCTCTGCCTCAAGTTGAGTAGCGATAGAAATTTCTTCTTTACGCTTTTTTAATGCTTCTGCATTTTTCTTTGCTGCTTGTTCCGCTGCTTTGCCTGTTGCATCAAGCGGACTTGTCTGTGTGTTTGCCACGGTGTTTATTCTCCTAAGTTAGTTAATGATGGCTGGGAGCCAAAAAAGGAGTAAGGCTCCCAGACATCAGGTAAAGCGATTTATTAGTTGGTGTAAACCTTAACAATTGCTTGATCGGTAATTACGCCAAGACCCCAGATTGCATACCAAGCAAGAGCGTGCTCACGACCGAAGTCAAGAACGCCACCATCACGAAGTTCAACTGGAAGAGAGATTGCGTGACCAAATGCGTTGTCACCAATCATGATTGATTCGTAAACTTCAGCACCGTTACCAGTTGCTGATGTTAGGTAACCTTTTTCTGCTGTGTAATTTGCAGACTCTGGGTTTCCACCACTTCCTGGAGCAGTGTTAGCCTTAACAGGAACTTCAATTTGAGATGCTGGAATACCAACAGAAGTTGAAGTTGTGTATGCAGCGTTAACTGATAGTTTTTTAACCTGTGTTGTTTCGATGAATACTACGTCGTATAGACGACCGATTTCACCTAGCATGAAGTTACCTGGAGCAGCGTACTTAGTTACTTCGATGAACTCTGGGTTCGAACGAATATCACGTGACTGCTTTGGGTGTACGAACTGTACGTATGTCTCGCCTAAACGAGGGATGTTCTTACCAGCAAGGGTAAGAGCAGCATCCTTTACAGCACCAGTTGATAACTTGTAGTTACCATCAAGGTCTGACATTTGTGTTGCTACTGTACCTTCGTTGTACCAGTCATTAACACCTTGTACTGATGAACGGTCATAACCGAACACTGCAGAAGTTGCTGCAGATAGAGTGTTACGTGCTTGTACATCTAGGTATTGCGCCATTTGGCGTCCTAGAAGACGAGATGCTGAAGCCATTACATCATCAAATGATGCATTAAGTAGCAACTCAGAAACAGCAACGGCATAACCGTGTTCTGCTACTGTGATTGCAATCTGCTCTGCAGTAAGTGCGTTTGTTGTCATACGAACGCCTTCTGTCAAAGGAGTTGGATCTACTGCGAAGTTCTTGTAACGAAGGAAGTTCACACGAAGACCAGGTGCTACACCTAGTTCAGTCTTCTTAACTGCAAACTGTTCGAAACGAAGAATTGGCATTGCCTGGAACAAAATTTCTTTTGACCAGATTGTTTGAATTGCTTGGTTCAGGCTTGTATTTGAGCCTGAGTAAGCGGTTGGGGCGCCTGCGAGTTGCCCTGTACCTGTAATTGCACTTGCCATTTAGGTCAAGTCCTTTCCTAGTAGTTGTTTGGGATTAACCGAACAGTCCCTGACCACGATTGCTGGCTGCTGTGCCAAGTAATTTGGCTCTTTGTTTCGCATAATCCGCCAATGACATTTCCCTGATCGAATCAGGTGAGTACGATTTTTGTTCCGAATCATTATCGAGGGGTCCTGCGGCAGGATTAGTAATTCTTGTTCCTGCCATTTGTTGTCTTGCACTTTGCATTGCCTGTTGGGCAGATGCCAAGATTCGAGCAGATTTTTCTTTTAACATTGCGATGCTCTGCTCAATTTCATCTGCATTGTTTCCGTCAATTAAATCAATCAATTCAGGAACAATATTTTCCCGTTCTTGTTCAACTCTCTGTTGACGATAATTCATAACTTCTTGAAACTTACGTTCTTGATCTAGAAGAGCAATAGCACGTTCTCTTTCAAGACGTTCAGCCTCTAATTGAGCCTGAAATTCTTGCTCCTTCTTTTTTAGGAGTTCTTTAAAAGAAAGTTCAGATTCTTCTTCTTCTTTCTTTTGTGCTTCTTTACGAGCCTCTTCTTCAGCAATTCGTTTTTCACGTTCTGCTTCTTTTAAGGCTTGTTCTTCACGAGCCTTCTTTAAAGATGCAAGTTCTTCTTTCATCTTTTCCATTTGTGGGTATAACTTTGCTTTCTCTTGCTCACGAGCCTTAGCAATGTCATCTGCGCTATACACAGAACCTACCTCACTTGGATTTTCTTGTGCTGGAATTGCAGCCAGAATTTCTGGCGACAATAGATCAGCGGTTTCTACTGTATTTTCCATAGTTATCACTTATCTTTCTTGGGTCGTTGTCCGAATGCCTTTCGGCGTATCACTGGTTTTTAACGAGATAATTGCATTCTATTAGAATGCATATGTCTCGGTAAAATCTGATTTTACATCAGAATTTTAATTAATCTCTGTCTACTGTTCTTCTTTGTGGAATTTTTGTTCCATAAGCCTCAGTAACAAGTTTGTTTCTTATCTCAGCCTCTGCTTCAACTTCTATGCCTTTTATTTCTTGACTTGCTGGATTTAAAGGATTATCAGCATCTTGAGGGCCCTGCATTCCATCACCTACGACATCTCCGTCGCCTATAACGGTAGGCTGCATTGGAATGGCACTGCTGCCATCTGGTCCTGGCATCATGCCAGTCATGTCCATAATTTGTTTTTGAATTTGAATCTTTATAAGTTGTAAAGCACCATCAGCCTCGGCATCCGCCATAAGTTCTTTACGAATTTCTTGTAGTTTTTCTTCAGGGAATTCTTCACCAAGTTGACGTAAGGCACCTTCTTTAGACTCAAGTCCCATGCCTAATTTAGTTTGAATTTCATTAAGAACAATTAACTTATCAAGTGGAAGTGGCTGCGGGAACTGTGCATAATTGATGTAAGTAACAGGATCATTTGGGTCTAGTTGTGGGTACTGCCCATCTTTAATGGGTCCATCTTCATCTGGATTGTATAGAAAAGTTTGAGGTTCTTTAAATGCAAGAGTTTTTAAAACTAACTCATTTATTTTTTCTAAACCTGTTCCATATTGTGCAACTTTTTGAGAATAACGATTCATTAGAGGTTGATATTGAATAGAAAGAGCAACACCTGATGTATTTGAAATTGGTTGAACTTGTCCCAGTGCGGTTTCTGGGATGTTCATTAGTTCATGCATTGAGCGCTTTAAAAGTTCTAGGTATTTCAAGGCTCCATCTATACCTTGTGCACCACCTTCTAAGTTGAAGACTTGAGCATCTTTTGGAAGACCGCCCCAAACCTTCTTAGCGCCTTTTTCTAAGTTAGAGGCTTTAGCACCCACGATTACCGTTACTGGTGATGCGTGGTAGTTAATGATGTCTGCAACATCAGTGCTAATTTCGTTGTATGCACGGTTTATAGTGATGATGTCGTGTGCGTCCGAGAGACCCCACGGAGATCCTGAAACAGGAATATTAGGAATATGAACTACAGGAATTATGCCCAAAGGATTTGGACGTGAGTCTATTAGTTCATCATTTACGTACTCTTCAATAACGTCATCAGTAAGAATTTCAGTGTAAGTAAATACTTGACGAGTACCTTCTAGAGATGTTCCCCAGAAACGATACTTTTGTTTAAATCTTAATAATCTTGTTCTATCATGTGGGTGAAATTCTGGGAAACAGAAAGAAGAGTTCATAGGAAGAATGCGAACACGACCAGGATGTAATAGTCCTGCAGAGTCTGTCCAAGGTTCTTCGTATGCTACTTTAACAAAACAATCGCCTGTAATTCCGCCTTGCTGTCCCATTTCGAGTAAGACACGCATCTTGTCATTGTCTACCGTCCAAACACGTTCCAACCTGTCAGGTACAATCGCTTCAGTCGCTTTCGGAGACCTATAATGAACCCCACGACCAAAAGTAAAACGGGAAAGATAATCATTAAACGCCCGATAGTAGTTAACAGCGATTTGCATTTCGCCTTGCTCACGACGGTACCCCCAATGGTGTCCTAAATACATCGCCCAATTAAGCGAGTAACGATTTAAACGAGGTCCATGAACTTCAAATCGTCAGAACTCTTCATCCGCTAACTCTACTAGTCCGAGTGGACTAATTGAAATAGTTAGGTCTGAAGAGGCTGCACGATAAGACGGTGGTGAAAAGTCTAAGAATGACATGTGCGATTACACCCCCAATCCGTCCCGAACAGGAATGGTATGTTCCTGTGGAGTACGTAATGCCCGTACTTCTTCAGCAATTGCATTTTTTATTTTGTCTGTAAAAGGCCATGTTGCATTTTTGCGAGAATTGCAAGGATTACACGATGGACGTAAGTTACTTAACGTGTGTGCGCCCCCCTTAGCAAGGGGTTGTACATGATCCCAAAAGACTTGTGTTAACTCTACTTCGCATATCCAACATTGGTTGTTGAACTCTGCAAGAATCCTTTTATAATCTTCTTTAGTAACTTTTTTAACCTCTGTTTGTGCCTTTTGAGCACGACGTTTTTGACTGCTAATTAGATTAATTTCACGGCGATATTCACGAAACTCAGGCTCCAAAATAAGGCGTTCTTTAACCTTAGCATATCTACGATCTCTATTTTCAACATGCCATTTTTGTTGAAATTGTTTACTCCAATCAAGATTAGCAAGATGGTACTCACGAGTTTTATTAATTTTCTTTTTAGGATCTTTAGCATATTTTTCACGAAGACGTGCATTATTGCACTCTCGACAATAGGTCTCAACGCCATCTAATCTGGCTTTGTTTTTTTGGAAATTTTCAAAAGATTTTTCAATGCCACATTTACTGCATGTTTTTACAGTAAGTGTATTATGCATGGTCATTACTTCTTGCCTTTATCTTTTTCTTTTTTAGAATTTTTTGTTTCTTTTTTACTTTCACGTTCTTTGTTTCTTGCGTTTTCCTGTTTTTTCTTAGCCATATTTGCTCTACGACTTGCTTCAGTTGTTTCAACATACTGCCCACCTGCTTGTTGATACTTTTTGCTTACCCATGCGGATGCTCCAGGATTTGGATAGTTAGAATATTTTGCTCGTGCTTGAGCAACAAACATTGCATATAGTTTTGGGTTAGCAGGCTTACGCATTTACGTCTCCTCCGTAGATGACCGATCTCCGTCCATACCCTATAGTATGAACGGAGTTAGGTGTTAATAAGTAACTTAGTCGTTTACGACTGTTGGGGACTGACGTTGAGTCCGTCCACCTGAACGAGCAACTGTTTCAATTTGTGCTGCTGAGTAGTCGTTCATTGTTCCATGAGCAAACTCTCCAAGAAATGTTGGTGCTTCTGTCCAAGATGCAGAGCCTACGTGAGCACGTTCAGCAAGTGTTTCAGCAGCAGGCTTTTGCCATACTGGTGCATTGCGATTTGGACGTCCTGCAGCAACGGCTGAACCTTGTTGCATTCCTAATTGAAAATCATTTGGAATGTCGGTATCAGTTGCGACACCTTCTTCAAAACGAAGTGGTCCACGACGAGTTGCATTGTCTGCACCTTTGCGCTCATAAACCTGTGGTGCACGCTCTGGAAAGCGAGGTGCTGGTGATATTGTCATTATGACTCCTTAAGGATTAATTTGGGAAAGGCCTTTTCCTTGGTAATAGTTTCCACCCTTTTTTACCTTCTGTGTTGTTTAACTAGAAAAAAGGATTGCTAGAGGCTACTACTTCAGGCATTACTAAATCTTGAGTTAATGAACAGGCAATTGCTAAAGAATCTACAAAATCATCATGGGCATAAGATTCGTCAGGGGCTGCTACAAGAAAATTTGGACCCTTGTACTGCACCTCTGCATCGACCATTTGTTGATAAAACCGTTTCCATGTCCGTAAGCGCCTAGTTTTTGCATGAGCAGGCCATGCAATCATTTTACGCTGAACTAGTGCTTGCAGATGTTTCCATCGTTTTGACTGTTCAGATGGACTAGAAGTTAAAGACATGACTTCTGCTCTTGGTAATAAAAGTTTTAGACGTTGAGCAACAGCGTCACCTACACCATTTGCATCTACACCAACAGCAAGAACGTCATAGTTACTTAAAAAATTTACTATTTGATAGTACTGTTCTTCCCAATCATCGCCTTGCATTTCTAACCAATTAAGGATTCGATGATCGAAATAACCAAACTCATCAGGACGATCCCAATCAACCCAAACAACAGTAACAACTGTACTATCAGTTTTGCGAGCAGGATCAATACCTACAACAACTGGAGTCTTGTGCCATACCTTAACAAGTTCTTGAGAAGTATCTCCTAGATCATCCATAATTGATGAAGTAATAAACATTCCTCTTTCTAATAACCATTTACAGTTATAAGACATTTGAAACTCATCGGATTCTTCTCCAATACGCAACATTTCTTTACGAATAAACTTTTCATAGTTTGGATTAAATTTAGATACATCTTTCCAGTCCCATTGAAAATGATTTTGTCTATTACCTTTAGTTGTTTGACGTCTACGATTTAACTGAATAGATCTATAGAAATTATTTTTACTTGTAGTTGGTGTTCCTGTTTTTACCATTGTTCCTGCATAATATGCAAGCATAGGTGAAATAGATTTAGAAACAACAAAATCATCTGCTTCTTGACACTCATCTACTACAATCAAATGAAAAGATTTAGATTCAATTTTTGCTCGTGGATTTGCAGTCATCATAGTTATTGTTGATCCTGATTTTTTTAATTTAAGTTGTCTAGTTACTCCACCTACTCGAATTGCAGAATCATCAATTTCAACATCTCCCATAATATCTACGGCTCTTTCAGATGTTAGTCTAGTTACAGCACGACCAAATAAAGTTTCAGCCTGAGATTCAGTTGGTGCAAATAATCCAACCCAAACTCCATCTTTAAATTTTCCTAATAAATCTGGATATAATTTTGCAAGACGAGGCAAGAGAATCATTAAAGTTGCGACAGTGTCTGCCACAGTTTCAGATTTACCAGATTGACGTGAGGCAAGAGCAGTTATTTCTTCGCCATCATTAATGATTACTGATTCCATAATACGACGGGCTAGAGGTTTTTGATAAGCATGTAAGTCATGTCCTACAAGAACTTTTAAAAAGTCCATCATTTTATCTATTAAAGTATCTACAAATTTTTGAGATAATTCATCCAATAAGTCTTCAACAGGATCTTCAATAGGTTTTTCTTCAGCCTGATAGAACTCGGGATTAATTTCCTCAAACTTATCTTTATCGTATTTAGATTCCATTATGTTCCTATTAAACAGCGAAACCCACCACTAAGGATGGGTTAACGCCTGACCTGTAAGAGAGTAAGACAGTTAATCATAACACAGATTTAGATCGGCGTTTTAATTCTTTAGCAATTGCATAGAATGCTTCGGCACCCAAAAGAACCTCATCAAGATCTGCTTCACTCTGTTGTTTTTGCCAAATCGTAATGTGTTTTCCAATCGTATACATCGATTGCTCCATCCATAAAATCAAATCTGGAGTAGCGATTGTTGCCACCCGCTTCTCTATCCGAGTCTGGGGCTGGTGTCCATCCTGCTTCTTCCGTAAAATCATCGTAAGTTACTTCCCGCTTTCCTAGTGCCATTGTTAATGCTTCTTCTTCATTTTTTGTGCCAGTCCATTTCCCAAACACTAGCGCTTTGTATCTTGGTAATCGTACTATAAAAGGAGTTGATGTGCGAAATGGGTGCTCAATTTCTTGAGTCCAACCACGTACAAAGAACTTAAAACCCCATTTAAAAGGAAAGTTTGTTAATTGTATAAAATGTTTTGGTCCGACTTTATGTACCTTGGGCATTATGTCCTTTTCTTAGACTGACGTCCTCCATAGTGTAATTGAGCAGCACGAGTAAACTTGTAGAAAGTTTTTCTAGCATTTGCAGATAAACTAGAAACATCTGCAGCACCACGAGGTTTATAATCTAAAAACGTATAGATATAACGCCCCTTAGATACTACAGATTTAAATTTTTGCCAATCTCCTGCTGAACACTCGTAGTAATTGTAGAAGGTTCCGTCTCTAAACACAACTGTAATAACCTCACGATTACGGTCGTAACCTGCAGCCACAGTTCGTGGCCGTGCTGGATCAGTTGTGCTAGTTGGAACAACTGTTATAGGAGCAGGAGCATCAGACTCCCCAAATTGAGGACCTTGTTCACCTGGAACAATTAATTCACCCGTATCTTCATCAACATCATATGACTGACGATAAACAGACCTATCAACATAATTTCCATCTTTGTCTATATAGTAAGCATCACTATCAATATTTGGCGCTAATGCTTCTCCTGCTAAATTTGCAACTTTGTTTGTTCCAGTGTAGTAACGCATTGTGTCATTTGCTTTAGTTAAAGAGATAAACTCACTGTATTCACCAACAGAACTTGCTGTTGGCAGACCAGCAAACATACTGGTACCTGATCCTGTTATCTTAGAAATTCCTGCGGTTTGTTTAGAGCCTAAACCGTAAAACGCTCCTAATAATTCTTGAGCAGAAGGAAGAGCAGCCCGTCTATTACGACGAGCCGCTCCCCCACCTGATATACGTGCCATTTAGGTAGTTAGAATCCGATTAGGATGCTGCTGCCCAAGGTGTAATTGTTACTGCTGCACCTACAGAGATATTGTTTGCTCCTGCTGCAACTGATTGGGTCTTAATAGTTCCTGCAACTCCAACAACAGTTCCAGAAAGACCAGACGCATTGTATGCAGTGGTTGCAGTTGTTGTTACGTTAATTTGGTTTGCACTTGGAACTGTAGTAACTGAATAAGTTCCATTGAAATCAGCACTAAGTCCTGCAAGTGTTACCTTTTGACCAATAGCATAGCCGTGACTTGCTACAGCAACTTGAAGAACGGTTGTACCTGCAACACGTTGCAGAGCAGTTACTGTCTTTGTAGCGTTTGCTGCTGCTGCTGCAGTTGTTGGAACAAGGCTTGCATCTTTCATTGCATCAGTTGCATCTGCTGTTACAAAGCCAACTACGCTTGGTACAAGTACATAATCAGTTGGACCTGCTACATCTTCTCCTGCACTGTTTGCGGCAAATAAAGGATATCCACCCCATCCAGATAGAGCGGTGATGTGATTATCTAATAGTGGATCAAGACGACCTGGTGTGCCAACTGCACTTACGGCATTTGGACGAACGTCGTTTGGTTGCATAGGAAGATTCCCCCATACAAAATCAATTGCGACTTCACCAGCGGTATCTAAAAGATTACCGTTGTTATTTACTGCCATGTTTTCTTCTTTCTCTAGAGAGGTTTAATTTCCCCATGCGCTTAGGGGACCTTGAAAGTAAGTATCCAAGAAGATAGGTAAAATGTCAGGGTTTAGTCATCCCACTCATCACATTGGTGTTCCTCTAACTCTAATTCTTCTAAAATACGTTCACAATCTTTGCATTTAAAAAACCTAACATCATCTAATGCCACATGTAAAGAATCAGCATGTTCAAGATCTTGCTCCATTTGTGGTCCTGCTAAAACTTCTGGAGGAAACGGACCCCTAGGAGTATGAGAAGATTTTGGAATAGCATGGCCTTGCACTGCAAATTTGCGAATTAACTTCATTTATTTTGCCGACTTTTTAGATGTAGCCTTCTTCTTTGTTGTTTCAACAGGATCAGGAGTTGCAGGTGTTAATGCTGCAAGGGCTGATGCTTGATCTTCTTTATACTCTTCAGTAATAGTTAATAACCCTGCTTTTTTACGCTCATTTAAAAAGGAAGGCAAACACTTGCCACAATACAAAATAGATTCTAATTTTGAGATCTTATACTCAAACATTGCCCGTCTGTCACAATTGACACATTTCATTACCACTCCACTCCATGAGAAAACTGTTTACCATAAACATCTATAGGTGCCCCACCAGTCATTGGTCCTGGACGTGATGGTTCAGAAAATATCCTAGACAGTTGTTCTTTAGATTGTGGGTCAACCTCTGGATGATCTGACAGGTTTTGAGCACGAGTCCAGAACTCAGGTGGATACATACCAAAATTACGAAGTATCTGTCCGTGAGTCTTTATTGTTGGATTTCTTGATGTTCTTATAGCAAAATCTAACATTTTTTTATCAATTGCAGATAAGGGTGCTTGTTTTGATTCAACACCAGAATTAAAATCATTGTAAGACTGATGGCTTTTATCTATTGCACCAGCCATTATTGAACTTTCTTTCCGCCTCTTACTTTCTTAACAGGAACTCTTCCTGGTTTTGTTACAGTTGGCGTTTTGGATGTGTAACTTGCAGATGCATCTCCATATTTGATAGATACCTGTGTTCCTGGTTGTGCAAAAGCATGAACGCTCTCTGCAAAGTGCATTGTTCTTCCATGACTTGCTTTTGCCGATCTTTCAGCAAGACGTGCTTGTTGAGCAGTGCTTCTGGTTGTGGCCTCATGTTGAGCCGCATGCATTGCTAGAGTTGTTTGAGTTAAATGCATTTGATCAGCGTCACGTTGAGAACGTGCACCTTTTTCGTATAATTTTCCAACAAATCTACTTGCTATACCAAAAGGATTTGGTCCACCTGAATAGTTCTGCATGCTCATTGGTATATCATCCCTTAAACTGATTCTTTAGACTTGTTAACTGTCAGAGATTCTTCAATATTTATAAGTCTTTCACCCATCTCAACAAAGGCTTCCATAAGGATTCCTTGGTTATCATACAACTTATTTACTATATCTTTTGTTGATTTTCCGCCATTACTGGAAAGTTCTCCATCTAGGCGATTTAATCTCTCCATAACTCCTGGAGTACGATCTCGGCCTGGAGACTCCTCTTCTCCAGACCAATCTCGTTTAAAATCCTCAAACCAACTAATGACATTTTCAAACTTTTTTTTGTACGGTTCTAGTAATTGACGTATTCCTAATAAGGCTGCGGTTATTACTCCAACAGTTGCAAAAATAGTAAGTATCATGTTATTGGTCATCCGACTTATTTGCCTTTCTTGGAGTTACTTCTTAGCACCAAATCCATAGGACGGATCCTTTGGATTGAGTGCTTTGGCTAATGGGCCAAGAAGACCTGCAATAAAAGCATTTGCTAAAGTCTTTGGGTCCGTAATACCGCTCATATACAAAGCGGCAACTGCAGCCGCTGCTGCACGTAGATAGGTACCTGCTGCGGCTTCAAGTGTTTTCTTATCCATACTTCTCCTTACAATGTGCCAACCTCAGAGTAAATGGTCCCTTAATCTTCTCGATTACGCAGTGGATACGTAACTGTCCATGCAACTAAAGTTCCCAAAATTGCATATCCAACAACAGTTTTGGCACTTCCATCAAGAACTACCCAAGCAATGAACATTCCTAAAAGTGTCCATAGTTGGTCAGCCATATCCTTTAACAATTTAATCATGTTTCTCGTCTTCTCCTTATACCCTTGCTCTCAGATGTGCCTCCGCTACTTCCACCAGATGGTGCTCCACCACCTGTACTGCCTCCAGTTCGTGTTGCTGTTGCTGCACCGACTGCGTTTAATGCTGCACCTGAAGCAATAACAGTTGCAACAACCATCTTTGTTGCTTCTTCTCTTTCTTCAGGTGACATATCAGCACCGATATTTGCTAACGCTGCTAATACTTCGCATTTTTGTTGTTCAGTTAATTCTGCAGTAACATCTTGCGGAGTAATGCAACTAAAAATTCCACTAATAAGTGCTGCTGGACTTTCTAAAAGTTGTAAGGCTGATGCTACTTCTGCAGTAATTATAACTTGATTACCATTTTCATCTTGACGAACTTCTACAGGAGTTTCTGGTGGTAAGTCACTGTACTCAAGTCCTGCTTCTGCAATTGCTTCAGCGGTAACTGCTTCTCCATCTGCTGATGCAATTAATGCTTCTGCAATTAAATCTCTTTCTGCCTCTGTAAGAACTCCATCTTCTGCAAGAGTTTCAGCAAGGTTAACTACCTCTTCTTGAGTAGTTTCCCCATCTGCATCTAAAGATTCTAATATTGCTTCAGCATCAGAGTCTGATATTTGACCATCATCTGTAAGATCATTTACGATAGAGTCTTGTTCTTCTAAGGAGATTTCAGATGAATCATCAGGAGTTAATTCAGGCTCTGGAGAAGGCTCAAGAACGTCTTCTGAATCTTGCTCAGGCTCAGTCTCAGGTTCTGGGGTTGGTTGTGTCTCTTCTTGAACAGGTTCGTCAGGAGAAGGTTCAGGCAATTGCTCAACAGGTTTTGGTTGAAAATCAGGAACTTCTACAAAGATTGGCTCTGGTTGAGGCTGAGGAGCAGACTGAGGTTCTTGAACCTCGGGAAGTAAACTAATTGCGGCAGTTAATGCTGCTGATTTAGTATCTAATTGTGATTGAAGATTTGTTTTTGTTAATATAGCAGTATTTAATGTATTAGTTAATGATGTTGTATTAATAGTATTTATGGCTGATGTATTTAAAGTATTTTGAGTAACAACTGGGCTAAGACTTTGATTTAATTGTAAAATAACAGCATTTGCTGCATCTACCGACGCTTGAACAGTTGATATATTTGGATCTACATAAGGAGTAAATGCTGCACCTTGACTTATTTGTCCAGCAAAACCAGAACCAGTATTAGTATCTTCAATTGGAGTAATTGTTCCATTAGTAGTTGGTCTATAATTAAATCTAGCGCCATTTGGTATTGGTCCAGTAGCAGTTACATTTGCCATCCAGGCACCATCAGTTGGATTAACATCAGCATTAAATCTTATTTGAACCATCTGTGTTGAAGCATCCCATTGTGGATATGGACGAACATCCCATGCAATATCTAAAGAAGTTCCAGTTGTTGAATATGTAATTCCAGTTCCAGTGCTCCATGTAGTCCAGTCCCATCCAGCAATAGATACTGATGGGGCATTTGGTGTTGTGTAATATACCCAACCTTCATCTACACCAAAAGTAATTGTGGCATTTGAACCAACATAAACATTATTATATAAAGTTCCACCCATTTGTAAACCAAATGGAAGATTCATACGAATACCCGCATCATCTACACCAGCAAGAACATTTGTTGTAGTTCCAATAGTTGCTTGTAAATTATTTACTGCTGTTTGAGCATTATCAATAGCAATATTTGCTTGAGTTAATTCTGTCTGTGCTGTGGCTTGTGCTGTAGAGGCTGCTGTTCGTGCTGTTATTGCTTGAGTTAACTCTGTCTGTGCTGTAGTTGTATTTATATTATTTATTGCTGTTTGAGCAGTTACTACAGTTTCTTTTGCATCATTAACAATTTCAGAACCTTGATTTATTAAAGGTGTAATTAAATCTGCAGCACTTATTGTTGTAATTGCTGTATCAACTAAAGCAACGCTTGTTTGTGCAGCAGTAACTGATTGTGTTACTTGAGTAATAGCAGTAGAGGCTTGACTTAATTCTGTTTGTGCAGTAGTTACTAGTCCTGCCGCAGTATTTGTTGCATCAATAGCCTGTTGAACCTCTGTAGTTGCTGTAGAAAGTGCAGAGTTTACTGCTTGTTGTGCAGGACTTACAATTACTTGTTCAGAACTTGTAGGATCTGTTGCATAAGCATCTTGAGACATGCCAAAAATAAGGAATAGAGTAACTATTCCTCCACAAAGTAGAAGTCTTCCAGTGTTTAATGCTACAGATAGTGCTGCGAATGTACGCAGTTTTATCAATTATTCCCCTCGGAATATTAAAGCCCAACTATATTATAGCGGTTTCCAATTTCTATTTATGATTAACTTACTTGCATTATTTTGTGAGTTAACAGATTCTCCTTGTACACCTTTACCACGAGATGCCCAAGATACAACGCTTGGATTTGCTTTTGATTTAAATCCTAAATTACTATTAAAATTAAACTCTTGTTTTCTAGTACGACGATTTGGATTAACAGTTAAAGGTTTACGATTTAATTGTGCCATTAATCTAATCCTCCAACAAATCCTGCAGCAGTTCCACCACTTCCTAAACCACTGTTAGTTGAAGCAGATTCTTCTGAATTGTTCATTCCTTGTTCTCTTGCAGGTATAGTTTCTTCACGAGGATCAGTTCCAGAACCCATTGCCCCAATCATGTAAGGATAATTGCTAAACCAGAATCCTGCGCCAGAATATCCTGATTCACGTTTACGTTTAAATCTACGTCTTTGAACTTCTTCAGTTTTTTCTGCCTTACTAAATTGAGATGATAAATTACCTGCCATTTGACTTACTCCATATCTTCCATATGTACCACCTGGTCCGCCAAATATTCCTTTGCCAGTACGGTAATAATCACTGCCTGCCATAGTTAAATACTCCATTGGGATCGAATACTTGAAGTGAGTTTAAAACTAACTTGTTACCTGTCTTTCTTGCATGGTGTCCACAAAAGTATAATTCTCCATTTGCTAGTGTCGCTCTAACCATTGCTTGGGCGCCACATTTGTCACAGCGCTCTGTAACTGCGATAGGTCTTTGAGTATCTAAAGCGATTGACATAGGTTAATTTTGCCTTCTTTATCAGTTACTGTATGCTCATACCGTAAGGAGCAATAATGCCAGTATATCAGTACTCTTGTATAAGTTGTGATCTTGATTATGAAAAAGAGCGCAGCATAAGAGACCCAGAATCAAAATACTTCTGTGAGAAGTGTGGCTACGCTCTAATTAGAACTTACTCTCCTGTTACCGCTGTTTTTAAAGGCAAAGGTTTTTATAAAACAGATAATCGTTAGTTGTAATCAGGATCATCTACTTTTGCTACAGGAATATCCTCTATTTCTGAATTAATAACAGGAACAGATTCAGTAACTGTAGTAACTGTAGGAATATCTACGGTTTTAGAACCGCTGTTACCAATAAGAAGACCAGCAAGTGTTCCTGTAATAAAAGTTGCTACACTACCTAGAACATTAAAGAACATTTTGTCGTTTTCAGATTGTCCAGTAATAGGTTGAGTAACAAATATAAGAGCATACATAATCCCAGCAGCAGTTATAAATAAAATTGAACCTAATGTAATTCCCAGTATAAACTTTAATCTTGCATCTAAATCTTGTGGTGATAATCTTTCTCTAGCCATTTTGTGTTCCTTCTATTTCTTTTTGACTAACTAAATCTTCTGGACATGCCCCATTGGCTGTACAGACTGGTGGTTTGCACTCTGCATTTTCCCAGTTTTTAGGATCTTGACAAGGATATCTAAAATGCCCATCATAACCACAACCAGAAAGAAGGGCTGTCAAAATTACCGTAAATAGTATTTTTTTAAACATAGACTAATTATCAGTCTTGTTGGATGCCTAGTCTTTCTAAATACCTTTCTTTTTCACTCATTATATACTCTTCAATACGTTTATATTGAATTTGAGTCTGTTCTTCAGTTGCCTTTATTTGTTCTTCAGTCATTTCTCCATTTAATTCTTTAAAGGTTTGAACAGCAAGATCTAACTGGTTTTTAATTAGAGCCGCTCTTAATTGAGCCTGATTCCATAAAAATTCAGCATGTTCTTCTTTTCTTTGTTTTCTCTTATCTTGAGTCTTAGACATGGTTAAAGCCTAGCATATATTTGAATGAGCAGTTTTTGCGTCCTCATGCTCAGGAGGCGCATATTAAGTTGTTACTCTAGAGTAACTTACTTATACTGTTCTTTCTCAATGTATGGACCTGAAGTAAAGGCTGTGAGTTTTGCGGCAATATCCATAGCCTTCATTGGTTTAGCACCCGCATGTAGAGCGCCCAAGGCATAAGAAGCACCAGAACCAACTGCATAAGTTCCATCCATACTTCTCATTACAGCCAGATCTTGATCAATATCAAATAGTTCTCCACCTACAGCCATTAGAAATTGAAATCGTAATCCTTCTTTAGATTTATCGTGATCTTCGTTAAAATCATATCCATTTTCAATTAAACATTTCCGTAGAGATGGCATGGCTTTTGCAATCATAAAGTGGTAGACATCTTTAGAATCTTTAGCAGTTAATTTTGGCGGATTCCAGATGTGCTGTGCAATATCGCATGGGGATACTTCTCCAGAACCAGCAATTAAAAAGTCACCACGTTCAGTAACCTTTGTCATTTGTGGATGCCTATAAATACGTCCACTATCATCTGTTACTTGATTATCTGCAAGTAAAATACAACGATCATCGTACTGAACCCCAATAATTGTTGTCATGACACCCCTTCAGTAGAAAGCCCTCCAAGAATACCAGATGGTTCTTAGAGGGCTATAGGGGTAATTTGTCCGATTTATAGGAATTTAATCAATTCCGCCCAAGTCTTAGGGCCAATTATACCATTTGAGTCGATATTGCCGTGATTGTCCTGAAATGCAATTACAGCCTTTTTTGTGGCTGGACCGTAATCACCATCAGACATTAACCCAAGTGCTCTTTGTACAATTTTAACTGCAGAACTCTTATCTCCAGGTTTAATTCTTCCTGGAAAGGCTGGAATATCTGAAACAGGTACTGTAGCCTCAACTTCATTTCCAGAATAATTTGGTCTACCAAAACCTACAATACTGACCATAACTTTTTTCTTGTTAGGTATATAACCTCTAACTTTTTTACAAACTTCTCCACCGTTGCGTTGATCGCCCTTTGCATTACCAGCAGTATTACCTTCAATACAGGTAACAGTTCCATCATTATTATTAGATACAACAATTCCTACATGAGAAATACGATCTACACCATCTCCTGGAAAATCAAAATAGGCTATGTCTCCTGGTTTTGGAGATGCCTCTTTTGCATCTGTCCAGGTGCCCATTTTTTTAAATGCTGTAGCACCTGCAACAGTTGAAACTGTATTAGGAACCTTCACACCTGCTTGATTGGCGCACCACATAACAAATGAACCACACCATGGTAAGAAATCGGCCTTAGTAAATTTGCCGTACTTAGTCTCATTATCTTTAGGACCTTCAATAGTTCCTACTTCTTTTTCAGCAATCTCAATAATTGCTGCTGCTGTGCCTTTATCTGCCATCACATCTCCTAGCCTGGAATAGTGTCATTGAATTTGTCCAATGGAATTCGCCAAGAATTCTCTGGAGCATAATGATACTCATCCTTTGTGCACTCTTCAGTGGGAAGCCACCCATAAACCTCAATCTCTGAATAATAATCACGATCTAATACTCTGGCTCCAACAAGAATGACCCCTGGTCTGATGTCTTTGGGAAATACTGGAATCTCATCTTTGGTCCTGACTGATTTGACCTCATAGACTGGCATTACATCTGGGAAGTCTTTTCTAAAGTAATGTTCGTCGTTGGTATAAAAGGGAAATACAAAGGGCTGCTTATATAACTTGGCCACAGCATATTCAGCCACAATAGTACGAACATTGGCTGAAATTTCAGGTTCTAGAAATCTCTTATTATCTCCAGCATAGTTAGGGCGATCAACAGAACCCCACTTCATCATCCAGCGATTTAACGCAATATCAGCGCAGGCACGAACTTCTTCTTTAGATAAAGTAACAATCACTGTCCTAACCTATCACATAAATAGTTAAGACTTTTCTCCCATACGATTCATTAAGATTTTTGCACGTTTAGAAGGTTCTTTAGTTAAAAATCCTCTGCCCTTTGCCTTCTCATATGGAACTGCAGTTGCAAATTGATCTGAAGTTGCATCAAGTATCTTTCCTGATGAATGTTTTAAAAACCAGTGACTAGTTCCTTCATGAGTTACCTGCATCGGTGTATAACCTGCGGCTTTACCACCTAGTGAATGATATACCGCTTCACTGGCTACGTAACAATGGCCAGCAGTCTTGCACTCGTGTCCACGAAACTTTGGCTTACGTAGGTCATCACTAAGATGCTCTCTAACGTTAGTAACTATCTGATGATCGTAATTATTCATTGAAATTGCTTAAAGTGTCCAGGATGAATATTTGTAGGCACGTACTCTTTGCCCATACGTTCTTCGTAACTTCCTTTATCAGTAAAGTTAGTTGTCATTGCTAGGTGACCACCTATAAATTTTTCTTTTCGTTCACCTAATCCTGGCTGACGATAAACTGTCACGGGCACATGGGAGACGCCCTCTGCCATTGCAGCCTCTAATCTATGGTGACCTTCACCAACAACGCCCCATTTATTAGCATGATCATATGCAACCATAATTGGATTGTTAATACCTTTGCCACTCTTAATATCGGCCCTAATTCCAGCAACGGTCTTAAAACTAGATGGCTGAGCATCAGCACCAAGACGTCTATGTTCCATCAAAGGAATTAGGCGCTCAGTCCTAACCATGCCAGTAGCACTCTCAGTTGGATCACCTTCAAGATGACCTTTACCGCCTGCTTTTCTTTGTTGCACGTAGTCAGGAACAGGAACACGAAATTGTTTTTGATTTAAATTAATCATTGTTCTGGGTAAATGTTCCCTTCTTTATCAGCACGGTATAGATCAACACGGTTGCTATGCATTGTGTCAAACTTTGACATAGATTTTCTATTTTGAAACTTACCCATCTTTTCTACAACAGGAAACTTTGCTCTAGCATTAAATTGTCTTTGAGTATAATCAACAGCATACATACCTTCAGTAGTTGGTACATGATGTACAAAGTGATTAGCAAACTCATCTTTGCCAGTATGGTCACGTCTATATTCAACTACATGTGATCCATGTGGCAAATGATCGTGAGCGTAACGACAAGCCCTGTCGCATTCACCTTGTGCAGATTCTTTATTTCCACCTAAATATCGTAATTGATTGTTATAAGGATCTTTTAAATCACCTGTAGCGCCATGCTCTCCACCAAGTTCAGGATGGTCTTTATCTGTAAGACTCTTTGCAATATGAGTTAACTCTCTTGGTGTATGAATTAATGGCTCTTGTTTCCAGACTCCGTGAGAAAACTCTTGACCTCTACTCATTTCAACACCGATGCCACTTGTCGTTTTACCTTAAATCCTTTTCTAGAAGCAACTGTTTTAACTATACCTGAAAATGCTGCCTCTTCTAAAGAAGTATCATTAGGAAAAGGTTCTACCTCATAAATTTTTCCATGAGATACATCCTTACTTTTATCACCTAATCCCATACCAGTACCAAGTCTGGTTTGAGTATGAGCGATTGCTCCTCCAAGACTTTCTGTAGCAAAAGCATGACCGCTCTTTGTTCTAGGAGTAATTATTGCGCCCTCTTTTATATCTTCAATACTTCCATGAAATAACTGTTTAGATAAGTTGTCTTCTGCAGCCATTACGCTTTCCACTTCCTTGGTGGATTGTATGTGCGTGTGCGATCTCTCTTATCACTTAATTTAGTAATAGCAGTTACGTGCACGGTGCTGCCCTTTTTAACAGGAATCTCATTTTCCCAATACTCATCGTAAACTTGATTCTTCTTTAAAACATCAGGACGAGTCTCACGACTCTTTTTAGCCACCTGTCCTTCAATCACAACGCCAGGTCCACGCCGAATAGGATTTCTTGCAAACCCGACGGCTCTTTCTGGATCTTCTGTCCAATGCATACCTAAAGGCTTTTT